GCCTGTGTAGGGCTTATACACGCTGATATAATTATGTTTAATGACTAACAAAGAGTTAGAAAATTATAACAAGCAAGAGTATAAACTTCGTCTTGCTAAAATAAAAGAAGATTCTGGCTGTATTGATTGTGGAATTAAAAATCATATTATATTAGATTTTGATCATATAAAAGATAAAAAATATAATATTTCAAGAATGATTCATGATGGATTTTCATGGAAAGTAATTAAAAAAGAAATAGAAAAGTGTGAAGTTGTTTGTGCAAATTGTCATAGAATAAGGACACACGATAGGTTGACAAATAAGATAGCCTGATGATATACTTAATATGTTGCTATTAAAATGGAGAAAATATGCCAGTCTACGACTATAAGTGCCCTAAGTGTTCTATTAATATAGAATTTAATAGGGGCTTTGGCGAAGACAGAGAGCCTGTATGTTGTGGTGAATCAATGGCAAGGCAGTGGAGTGCTCCAGGGGTTATCTTTAATGGTAGTGGTTTTTATTCAACAGATTCTAAGGGGAAATAATGGGAAAAAAAATAGAACATAATCATTTATTAATTAATGCAAAAATTAACAACTATCCAACAGATATCACTAAAGCAAAAGATTTTTTAATTTATTTAGTTGAGCAAATTGATATGAAAATTATATCTGGACCACATGCTGCATATGTAGATAAAACAGGCAATCGTGGAATGACTGCAAGTGTAATGATTGAAACTAGTCATATTGCATTTCATATTTGGGATGAAGAGGCTCCAGCATTGCTTCAGTTTGACCTATATACATGCTCAACACTTGATCACAACCTAGTAATTAAGTTACTAGACAAGTTCTTTGGACTTATTTCATATGAGTATCAACTCTTTGATAGAGAAAATGGATTTGAACTAAAAGAAAGTAATAGAGTATAATGAGATCTATGACTTCAGCCGTTAAAGATCATCCAAGTTTTAAACCAAAAGATTGGACTTTAAACGCTGTTGATCGCTGTGATTCATGTGCAGCAGAAGCACTGGTAAAAGTAACTGGCATCTCTGGAGACCTAATGTTTTGTGGTCATCATTATAATAAAATTGTTGATAATGCCGAAGGATATAACAAAATGATGTCATTTATGATTAGCATTATTGATGAAAGAGATAAATTAATTGAAGATAAAACGAAAGGTAAAGACTAATAATGTATGAGTATTTTGTTAAAGAAGTAAAGAATGTTGTTGATGGAGATACCATTGATGTTATTATTGATTTAGGGTTTGATATTTTATTTGCATCTCGTGTAAGACTTGCAGGTATTGACACACCAGAATCTCGCACAACAGATAAGGCTGAAAAGGCTCTTGGTCTTGAGGCTAAAGAATATCTTAAAAAACAATTAAAAGATGCTAAGTCTGTAGTTATTCGTACAGAAAAAATGGATTCATCGGAAAAGTACGGCCGTATTCTTGGTTGGGTATATGTTAATGGCGAATCTGAATCAGTTAATAATAAAATGATTAATGATGGATATGCTTGGGGATACCTTGGCGATACAAAGATTAAAGATTTTGAAGTATTAAAAAAGGCTAGAATAAAGTCTGGTAAATGAAAAACGTTTTTTATTTTACAGCAGACTGGTGCGGTCCTTGTAAAACAACAAGACCAATTGTTGAAGAAATGAAAAAAGAAGGTTTTCAGTTTCAAAGAATAGATGCTGATTGTGAACAACTTTTAGTTGAAAAATTTCAAGTTAAATCAATTCCTACATTTATTTTATTAGAAGATGGTAAAGAACTTGATCGCATAACTGGAGCAAAAACAAGGAAAGAGTTAGAAAACTTTATCAATTATAAAAAAAATATTCAAGAAAATCTTTAATTTAGATGGGAAAAGTATGAATTCAGATGAAAATGAAATGATTGAAAAGTTAATTCTTGAAGGAGCAATGGAAGTTGCTGGAGTTGACGCTGAAAATGGAGAGTTTTTATATTCATTTACCCCTAAGATAGAGCAGGTAATGCCAGAACTTTATCATGATCATCTTATTAAAACTAATGCTGAAATACTTTCATTATGGGAAAGAGGATATGTAGACATAGACTTTTTGGCAAAAGACCCAATAGTGACGATTGCAAATAAGTCTTTTGACCCTGTAGAAATGTCAAAACTACGCAAGCAAGATGTTTGGGCTATAGAAGAACTTAAACGTCTGACTCGTAAAAAATAACTCTGATATAATCAGTATATAGGTCTGGGAGGATAGCAATGCCATATAAAATTGGAGCCAAAGGCTCATTCGGATGTTCTGGATACCCAGCATTAAAAGAGGGTACTAATGAAGTTATGGGATGCCACCAGACAAGGGCAGAAGCAGCAGCACAAATTTATGCAATCAATCGCTCTGAAGGTAACATAGGAAAAAGTATGCATGAGATTAAAGAAGGCGACTTTGTTATGTATATGGGCGAAGACGATAAAAATATGGTTGGTCGTGTTGAGTACGTAATGACTAATGCAGGATTGCTTGGATTGCCAGGATCAGAATATTCTATGGAATATATAGAAAATGATAAGCCAGTTATTGTTCGTGAATATGAAGAAGAAGATGGTGCGTGGGAAGAAACATCATACGTTTCTTATCATCGCATGTCCCAAGTTATTAAAATTGAATCATTATCTGTATCAGTAGATCTTGTAGTTGAGATGGGTTCAACAGATTCAGGAATTCCAAAACCAGATACAGATACATTGATGGCTATGTACGATGCTCAAATTGGCAAATCAGATAACCCATATTATTCAGATGACGAAGAGATGGATAAATGGGACAACGTAGCAAAGGCATGTTGGGTTGGGTATGAACAACGTGGTATGAAAGACAAGGGTGGACGCATGGTTCCTAACTGTGTTCCTGTTGGAAAATCAGAAGACATGGAAGATGAAATGGAAAAAGCAAAATCAGTTTCTGTTGGAGATCATGTAACATTTGGAGTTCCAAAACCACCAGATAAAACAGAATCTGCACACGGAGTTGTAGAAAGAGTTGAACGTTCTGGAACTGTAAACATTGCAGGTACAAATGAAAAAGTAGAAGCGTCTGCAGATAATCCTGTAGCAGTTATAAGAGTTTATGCAACAGATGAAAAAGGTAAAAGAACAAAGACAGATAGACGTGTTGCAAAGCCAGTTAAATCTTTAAGAGTTTCTTCTGAACCAATTGATAATGAAAAAATATATGATATGAATGATGAAATTGAAAAAGTTTCTTCAGCAAGACTACAAGAATTGGCAGATGCATATAATAAAAATAAAGAAGGCGACAGTAGGATTACAGTAGGAGCATTAAGACAGGTATATAATCGTGGCATTGGAGCATATAGAACTAACCCATCATCAGTGCGTGGTAGTGTTTCTAGTGCAGAGCAATGGGCAATGGGTAGAGTAAATGCTTTTATGGCTGGACTGCGTGGAAGATTTCCAAGAAAACCATTTGACCTAGATTTATTTCCAAAAGGACATTCAAGATCAACAAAGAAATCATTGTTTGAAGACTTTGCAAAAAGCGTAGACAAACCAGAAAGAGTGGTAACCCTTTTCCCTGAGTTTAATACAATTAACAAACAAGCAGAGGGCTGGGGCGGATCTATATTTGATTTAAATCCGTTTAAAAAATAATGTCTAAAAAATCTTCAGGATCTTTTTTTAAAAACCATGCATTTAATCCATTGCAAATAAAAAATGGAAGAATCGTTCGTTTAAGAAAAGACGGCAGCATTAAAGCCGATCTTGGTCAGTATCCAAAAGAAAAAAAGGGGGCAGGTAATGGCAAATAAAGAACAAAAGGGCAATGTTAATAAAAAGAAAGAGCCAAAGATGACTCTTAAAGAAAAACGTGCTGCTAAACAAGAAAAAAATAATAAGAAAAATGGCTGATACATACACTCCTACATCTGGTATGAAGGCTGCTGCTCGTCGTGCTTTAAAGTGGAAAGCAGATGGTAAGGCCAAGGGAGCAGGAACTCCGATAGGTTGGGGTCGTGCAACTGATATTGTAAATGGATCAACAATGTCTCTTAGTACTGTTAAGAGAATGTTTTCTTTTTTTTCACGTCATGAAGTAGATAAAAAAGGTAAAGGGTTTTTTGATGGTCCAGAGTTTCCTTCTAATGGAAGAATTATGTGGGACGCATGGGGTGGCGATGCAGGCTTCTCTTGGAGTCGTGCAATTGTAGAAAGAGAAAAGAAAAAATTAGAAAAGATCTGGCAGGGAACTGCATTTGATCTAAGAAAGTAGGGGGATATGGAAGATATAAGTAAAGAAGAATTGTCTCAATTAGTAACTTTTTATAAACAAAAACTTTCTGATGTTGAGTTAGATTTTTTGAAACTACAATTAAAGTATAATAAACTTAACTCTGTTGTTTTAAACTCATTGCCAGAACCAGCAAAAAAATCTAAGTAAAAATAAACATGGAATATTTATTAATTGTGGGCTTGACATTCGTTGCCTCATGGTCTATAATTAAAATATCAAACAAAAAAAGAAGAAGATTTTTATCAAAGATTAGATATAGACAAAGCAATATCTATGAAATAGTTAAAGATGTTATTCCAAAAGAAATGTTTGAGAAACCAAAGGTTATGACACAATCTCAAAAACATGTTCAAAAAAATATGTTAAAGGTTGTAATAACTGAAGGTAAAGCATATTGGATATTAGATAATGTGTTTTATATTGCTGATTCTATCAATGGAAGGGTAGACGAAAGTACTGTAGAACCATTAGATATTCAAAATTTGTCAAAAAAAGATTTAAACAAAATGTTATCAATACTAGATGACTTAAGAAAAGGGATGGAATCAAATGATAGTGGCAGTTCAGGGAACAACTCAGTTTAACGACTATAGTGTTTTTCTTCGTGCCATGAGCGTTGCCTTGTCTGGAATGAAAGAAGATGACAAAGAGTTTATAATTTACTCTGTTGGTCCAACAAAAGTTAATAACTTTGTTTCAGAATTTTCTAATTTATCTGAACGCGGAATGAAGGCTAGAGGTAAAAAAATTAAGTTTTATAATACAGCACCTTCATGGCTTAATACAAATATGGATCAGATAAACTATTTTGCTTTTTTAAGCAAACCAAATGAGTCAAAATCTAAATTAGTTTTTAGTGCTGAATCAAAAAATATTGAAGTTGGAATTTTTAGGTATTAGGAGAGAATATGATTATTAGAAGTTTAAATACAATGGATAAGATTATAAATAAAAACAAGAATCTTTTCTGGGACGGCTGGGATGTTATTGATTTAAAAGAATCAGATATAGCAAAAACATCTGTGAATGGAATTAGAGTAAAAAATAAATGGTACTTACATAAAATATACAAACCAGGTCGTAATGGTTGGGATATTCCAAATAAGTACAAGGAGTAATCTTGAAGCAGCATTTATGGAAAGATCAGGCTAGTTGTTTAGGCCTTGAAACAAATTTATATTTTGATAAATATGAAGATAATGAAGGCATTAGACCCAACATTGACACTCTTTGTAAGCAATGCCCAGTTAGAAAAACATGCTTTGCAAACGGCGTTTCTGGTAAAGAGTGGGGTGTTTGGGGTGGAGTATACTTAGAGGGTGGAGAAATTTCTAGAGAGTTTAACAAACATAAATCTAAACAAGACTGGTCAAATGTTTGGCAAGCACTTACAATGGAGTAAAGATGTATACAAATGAAATGCGTAGGGCTGTACACTCAATTACACCGCCTAAAGGATTTGGCATAGAAATTATTGACAATGAGCACTTTCTTACAGTAAAATTAGATGAATATAAATTTTTAAAAATGTTACATGATGAAAAGATAGAAGCATTAAAGTATGTTGTTCAAATAAAAAAGGCTTTAGAAATAAATGGAGCAATTGTATTAGTTACAAGAGAGGCAGTAAAATGATAAAGCAGATTGGTATGTTTTTTATTTGTAAAATTAAATCACACAATTTTGTTGACGCTGGATCCTGTCCATTTACTGGAAAAAGTTATTTAGCGTGTCTACGATGTGAAAGGACTTTATCAAAATGAAAAAAAAGATAATAATATTAATGTTAGTAATAATATCAAGCATTGTTACATTTTCTTTATTTTTTGCTTCAAAAATGAGTAAATTATCTGAAATTGATTTATTTGACATTGAAGAAAATGACTTTTAATGGTTGCCAGAATAGAGTACAATAGATAGTATGAGAACTGGTCTTTTAATATTTTTTGCAACTATGTCAACATCTTTTGCAATTGCATATTTATCTTTATTTAATAAATTAAAAAAATCCAATCTTGCACTCACAAAACTATTTCTTGAAAATGAAGGATTAAAAGAAGTTATACTTCAAAATAAAAGTAATTCTATACAGTCTGAAGATGGAATACATAAGGAGAACTTTATAAAATTTTTATCTGATTCAAGAGATTGGGCATTTGAATATATTGAAACATCTCAAAAAACAATTAAAGAAGTTTCAGAAGAATTAAAAAATCAAGGTCTTGAAAATTACTCAAACAAACTTATGGAATTACTTCCAGAAAACATAATAAAGGATTAAGCAATGAAAGAAATATTTTTTTCTATACTAACAGGTTTTGGGTGCGGTGTCGTGTTCGCAGCATTCAGATTGCCAGTTCCAGCACCACCAGTTTTTGCGGGAGTCGCAGGAATTATTGGTCTATGGATTGGCTTTACAACAATAACACGAATTATATCCTAGGAGGAATAATGAATAATATACTAAACGATAAAACAAAGGCAATGCTTGCATCATACGGACGATCTGTTCTTGGTTCAGTAATTGCACTTTACATGGCTGGCGTAACAGATCCTAAAGATCTTTGGGCTGCACTAGTTGCTGCTTTAGCGCCCGTTGCATTGAGAGCACTCAATCCTAATGACAAGGCTTTTGGCGTACTGCCAAATACAGGAGCAATTTCAGATGCTCTTGGTAAGATTGTGCCTGTTAAGAGTGCACCAAAAAAGAAGACTGCTAAAAAGAAGTAG